AGTAGATGCTACGGAATGTGTTATCTTAAGAACAGACGGTCCGGGTTCAGTTTCATGGCTTCATCCGACACGGTTAACCAGGCTACAATATCAAGAGATTCTAGGTTTGGAATACTCTCTAAGTCGGGAGCTGATGCTAAGAAAATGTTCACGGATAAGGTTGTACCCATATCGATTAACTACCCATTCTTTTTCAAACCGATACAAGACGGGATGGAACGTCCCAAAACAGAATTATCATATAAGGTACCGTCCAAACGTCTCACTAGAAACTCAATCAAGGAGACTTCAGAGGACATACAGGCCGGCCTTGACACGACGATCGACTGGAAGAACACAGGAGACAACTCGTACGACGGAGAGAAACTTAAGCTCCTCGTCCACGATGAATCGGGTAAGTGGGAGAGACCGGACAACATCCTCAACAACTGGAGGGTCACGAAGACAACGTTAAGATTAGGTAGAAGAATCGTCGGTAAATGTATGATGGGTTCTACTTCAAATGCATTAGATAAAGGTGGAGAAAACTTTAAAAAGCTATACGAAGCTTCGGATGTCAACAAAAGAAACCGCAATGGTCAGACTAGCTCAGGATTATATAGTCTGTTTGTACCTATGGAGTGGAACTACGAAGGATACATTGATTCTTATGGACTACCTGTATTCGACACTCCGAAAAAACCAGTTAAAGGAATTGACGGAGAAGAAATCGATATTGGTGTAATATCGCATTGGGAAAATGAAGTTGAAGGATTAAAAGACGATCAAGACGGTTTAAATGAATACTACAGACAGTTTCCAAGAACAGAGAAACATGCTTTTAGAGATGAGGCTAAAGAATCTTTGTTTAATTTAACTAAAATATACGAGCAGATAGATTATAATGAAGACTTACGTAACACTAATGTTGTTACGCAGGGTAATTTTCAATGGGAAGGTGGGATTAAAGATACTAGAGTAATATTTGTTCCTAATAAAAACGGCAGATTTCTAGTAAGTTGGGTACCTCCTATTGCTCTTCAAAATAGATACAATATAAAAAATAATACTAAATATCCAGGTAACGAGCATTGCGGAGCTTTTGGATGTGATAGTTATGATATATCTGGTACAGTAGACGGTAAAGGATCTAAAGGATCTTTACACGGATTAACTAAGTTCTCTATGGAGGACGTACCGCCTAATTTATTTTTCTTAGAATACATATCAAGACCACAAACCGCTGACATATTCTTTGAAGATGTTCTTATGGCTTTGGTTTTTTATGGAATGCCTATATTAGCAGAGAACAATAAACCAAGACTATTATATTATATAAAAAGAAGAGGTTACAGAGGATATTCTATGAATAGACCTGATAGAACAATGAATAAACTGTCTACAACTGAAAGAGAAATAGGTGGAATACCTAATTCTAGCGAAGACATAAAACAAGCTCACGCAGCTGCTATAGAGGATTATATAGAAAACCATGTAGGTTTACTAAATGAAGGTTATGGCAACACTTATTTTCAAAGAACATTAGAAGATTGGGCTAAATTTAATATTAACAATAGAACAAAGCATGATGCTTCTATAAGTTCTGGACTAGCTATAATGGCTTGTAACAAACATAGATACTCACCAGTAGCAAAAAAAACAATATCAAAAGTTTCTTTAGGTTTTAGAAAATACAATAACACAGGAGTGAATTCAAAAATAATATAAATAAATGGTCTATACTAATAATAATAGCATCTTTCCAGATCAGGTGGTACCTGAAGAAGAAAAGAAATCATTTGAATATGGTTTAGCTGTTGGAAACGCTATTGAACAAGAGTGGTTTAGAAATAACAGTGGACAGAATAGGTTTTCTTATAACTTCCAGAATTTTAATAGACTAAGATTATACGCTAGAGGCGAACAACCTATACAGAAATATAAAGATGAATTATCAAACAACGGTGACTTATCTTACCTTAATTTAGACTGGAAACCAATACCTGTTTTGTCTAAGTTTGTAGATATAGTGGTAAATGGTATGACTGAAAAAGGTTATGAATTAAATTCATTTGCTTCAGATCCTTTTGCTTTAAAACAACGTACTGATTTTGCTTCTAGTGCACTTAGAGATATAAAAAACAAAGCTGCTATAGATCAACTTTCTCAAGCAACTGGTCAAAACTTTTATGCATCTGCTGATCCTAATAATCTTCCTAAAGACGAAAACGAATTAGACTTATATATGCAGCTTAATTATAAGCAAAGCATAGAAATAGCAGAAGAAGAAGTAATAAATAACGTTCTTGATAGCAATAAGTTTGATGAAACTAAAAAAAGACTAGCGTACGATTTGACAGTATTAGGAATATCAGCTGTAAAAACTAGTTTTAATTTATCTGAAGGAGTTACTATAGAGTATGTCAATCCTGCAAATTTAGTTTATTCAGCTACTGATGATCCTAATTTTGAAGATATATATTATGTAGGTGAGATTAAAAGCCTAACATTACCTGAAATAAAAAAGTTATTTCCAAATCTAACTAACGATGAGTTAGAAAGAATACAAAAATATCCAGGTAGGCAAAACTACGCTCAAAGTGATTGGCAAGTAAACAGCGATGTTAATCAACATCAAGTATTGTTTTTTGAATACAAAACGTATCAAGATCAAGTATTTAAAATAAAACAAACTGAGCAAGGTTTAGAAAAAACATTAGAAAAGCCTGATACTTTTAATCCACCTCAGAGTGATAACTTTGAAAGAGCTTCAAGATCTATTGAGGTATTGTATACAGGAGCAAAAATTCTAGGCATGCAAGACACTATGCTAGAGTGGAAACTTGCTGAAAACATGACTAGACCTTATGGAGATACAGTTAAGGTTAATATGAATTATGTTATCTCAGCTCCTAGAATGTATCAAGGACGAATTGAATCTATAGTAAGTAGAACTACTGGTTTTGCTGATATGATTCAATTAACTCATTTAAAACTACAACAAGTTTTAGCAAGATTGGTTCCTGACGGTGTTTACGTAGATGTAGATGGCTTAGCAGAAGTAGATCTAGGTAACGGAACTAACTATAATCCAGCAGAAGCATTAAACATGTATTTTCAGACTGGTACTATAGTGGGTAGATCACTTACTCAAGATGGTGAAATGAATAGAGGTAAAGTACCTATTCAAGAACTTCAAAGCTCTTCAGGCATATCTAAGATACAAGCTATGATTCAAACGTATCAATACTACCTACAAATGATACGTGATGTAACTGGATTAAACGAAGCTAGAGACGGAAGCGCACCAGATAAAAATGCTTTAGTTGGATTACAAAAACTTGCAGCAGCTAACTCTAACACAGCTACAAGACATATACTACAGTCTTTAATGTATTTAACTATAAGATCTTGTGAAAATATAAGTTTAAGAGTTAGTGATATGTTACAGTTTCCGTTAACTAAAGCAGCGTTATTAAACAGTATAAACGCTTTTAATGTATCTACCTTACAAGAAATTGATTCATTATCAATACATGACTTTGGTATATTCTTAGATTTAGAACCAGACGAAGAAGATAAAGCTCAATTAGAAAAAAGCATACAAATAGCCCTACAGTCAGGTGGTATAAAATTAGCTGATGCTATTGATATAAGAGAAATACAAAATATAAAGTTAGCTAATACTTTATTAAAGTTTAGACAGGCTGAAAATCAAGCAGCCGAAAGAGCTGCTCAAATGGAAAACATACAAGCTCAAGCTCAAGCTAATGCTGAGTCTGCTGAAAAAGCAGCAGCAGCTGAAGTACAAAAACAACAAGCTTTAGCGCAGACAGAGGTTCAAATAGAACAAGCTAAGTCTCAGTTTGAAATAGAACGTATGGAGCAAGAGGCTAATATTAAAAGAGGTTTGATGGCTGAGGAATTTAGTTATCAAATGAAATTAGCGGAGATGCAAGCTCAAGCAACAGCTAAAAAAGAAGCTGAAATTGAAAATAGAAAAGACAAAAGATTACAAATGCAAGGCACTCAACAGAGTGAACTTATAGATCAAAGACAAAATGATCTACTGCCTAAAAACTTTGAATCATCTGGTAACGATAACTTAGATGGTTTTGGTTTAGAGCAATTTACCCCAAGATAGGGAATTATTAATTTTTATTATATTATATTATGTCAGAAGAAGTAAAACAAGAAGGAGAGTTTAAATTAAAAACTAAAACTCCTAAGATTAAAGGTCAGGGAAATATAGTGCCTGAGGTAACCAAAGTAGATTTAAGTAAAAAACCAGAAGAAGATGCCGTTCAAACACAAGAGACAGATGATAGCAATGTTGTTGTCGAAGAATCAAAAGACAGTGGCAACAGCGAAGGAGTGGTTGAAGAAGTACGGGCCACCGAAGAAGAAGTAGCAGAATCTCCTATAGAACTAGTAGAAGATGAAGACAATAATAATGAAGAGGTCACAATGGTTGGAGGCGCTGAAAGTCCCGACGCCTCACAGAAACAAGAAAAAGTATTACCGCAAGCAGAAACACAAGAATTACCAGAAAACGTAGAAAAGCTAGTAGCTTTTATGAAGGAGACTGGTGGAACTGTTGAAGATTATGCTAGATTAAATGCTGATTATAGCAATGTAGACGGTGAAGCTTTGTTAATAGAATACTACAAACAATCTAAACCTCATTTAGATTCAGAAGAAATTCAATTTGTAATTGAAGATTCTTTTAAATTTGATGAAGATTTAGATGAAGCAAGAGATATTCGAAAGAAAAAGCTTGCATATAAAGAAGAAGTTGCAAAAGCCAAAAACTATTTGGATTCGCTTAAAGATAAATACTACGCAGAGATCAAGTTGAGACCTGGAGTTAATCAAGAGCAACAAAAAGCTATGGACTTTTTTAACCGATATAATGAAGAGCAAGAGCTCAATAAAGTTAACCAAAGTAGGTTCCACGACCAAACAAACAAGCTTCTTAACAATGAATTCAAAGGTTTTGATTTTAAAGTTGGAGAGAAGAAATTTAGGTATGGTATAAAAGACCCTGTTAAGGTTGCTGATAACCAAAAAGATATATCCACTTTCATTAAGACGTTCTTAAATGATAAAGGAGAAGTCGTAGACACAAAAGGTTATCATAAAGCTTTATACGCTGCGCGAAATGCAGATACAATTGCTAATCACTTTTATGAGCAGGGTAAAACTGACGCTATTAAAGGTCAATTAGCTAAATCTAAAAACATAAGTACAGAGCCTCGCAAAACACAAGATGGTAATGTATTTATTGATGGATTTAAAGTAAAAGCAGTTAGCGGTTTAGATTCTTCAAAACTTAAAATTAAAACAAGAAAATTTAACAATTAAAAACTAAATTATTATGGGAACATTAAACCCTGCGTTTGGGACTATTATACCGTCTCAATCACAACAATTATTACAGTCTAACTACTTGCAGTTTAATACTGGAACTGGAAAAGACTTTGCACAACAGTATCTACCTGAAATCTACGAACAAGAAGTAGAGCGTTATGGAAACAGAACTTTATCTGGATTTTTACGTATGGTTGGAGCTGAAATGCCAATGACATCAGATCAAGTTATCTGGTCAGAACAAAATCGTTTACACGTTGCTTATGACCAATGTACTGGGGATAATGCAGATGGAATACAAATTAAAGCTCAAGCTGGAGTTACTAATGTTATTTCTCCAGGCCAAACTATTGTTGTAATGAACAAAGTAACTGGCGTAGAATTAAAAGCAGTTGTATTAACTTCAGATCCAGGAGCGGGAGCTTTAACAGTAGCACCTTATACGGCACAAACTCTTGTTACTCTTGGAAACGTTGCAGATGAATTAAAGATTTTTGTGTATGGTTCTGAATTTAACAAAGGATCTCAAACAACTAACTGGAGTGGAGCTGCTGGAGCAATTTCAGGAACTACTAACATTAGTATTGATCCTACGTTTACTCAGTTTAGCAATTCTCCTGTTATTATTCGTAGTCAATACACTATCAATGGATCTGACATGTCTCAGATTGGATGGGTAGAAGTTGCTACTGAAGACGGGACATCTGGATATTTATGGTATTTAAAAGCTGAATCTGAAACTCGTTTACGTTTTGAAGATTACTTAGAAATGAGTGTAGTTGAAGGAGAACTAGCTACCGCTGCTGGTGCTGGATCTGCTGCAAACGCAGGATTTAAAGGTACACAAGGTTTGTTCGCGGCTGTAGCTGAGAGAGGAAATGTTGAGATTGGATTCAGCACGGCTACTGGAATAGCTGACTTTGATAATATCTTAAAAAATCTAGATACTCAAGGAGCTATTGAAGAAAACATGCTATTTTTAAATCGTGCAACTTCTTTAGAAATTGACGGTATGCTAGCTGCTATTTCTACTGGTGCTCAAGGTGGTACTGCTTATGGATTATTTGAAAACTCTGAAGAAATGGCATTAAACTTAGGGTTTAGCGGTTTCCGTAGAGGATCTTATGATTTCTATAAGACAGACTGGAAGTACTTAAATGATGCTTCTACTCGTGGAGCGGTATCAGGTATTTCAGCCATTGAAGGTGTATTAGTTCCTGCTGGAACTTCTACAGTTTACGATCAAATTTTAGGAACTAACATTCGTCGTCCATTCTTACACGTGCGATACAGAGCTTCACAGACTGAAGATCGTCGTATGAAGTCTTGGTTGACTGGATCAGCTGGAGGTGCTTTTACTTCTAGTCTTGATGCAATGGAGGTTAACTTCCTATCTGAAAGATGTTTAGTAGTACAAGCTGCTAACAACTTTGTATTATTCAAAGGAGTGTAATCACTCTAGTAGGTTTACCCCTGATGTATTTTCAGGGGTAATACTTACTCTTAACTATTAAATTATATTATATTATGGCTAAAAAACAAGTAGTCCAAGATCCGTCTTGGGAAATTAAAGATAGAACTTATTTAACAACAGGTAATCAAAAACCATTAACATTAAAAATACCGTCTAGACATTCATTACGACATGCTTTGCTTCATTACGATGAAAAAACAAATGAGCAACGTGAACTAAGATATGCTACTAATCAAAACTCACCTTTTAAAGATGAGCAAAAAGGAGAAGTAACATTAGGTCATATTGTATTTAAAAACGGTTCTTTGTTTGTACCTAAAAGAAATCAAGTACTACAAAAAATATTATCATTATATCATCCTTTAAAAAATAAAATATATACAGAGCTAGACCAAGTTGAAATAGCTAAAGATGATTTATTTGATTTAGAATTAGAAATAGATGCTCTAAATGCAGCACAAGGAATAGATATAGACCAAGCTGAAGCTATATTAAGAGTTGAATTAGGATCTAAGGTATCAGAGATGAGTTCTAAGGAGCTTAAACGTGATTTGTT